TTCGTCGTATTTGATGTCGCGTCGCATCCGTATATCAGTGTTTTATCTTACCGTTCTCCATAGACGAAAATGTAATAGACTTACCGGCCATCGCCCCCGAGTAAGCCCCTTTACCTCCGGAACCTGTAGCCGCAAGCCCTTCGCCTACTCCTGTAAATCCGGCCGAGATAGCATTATTCATGGCTGTCACGTAATCTTTCAACTGGTTGAGATTATCCTGCACTTTTTGCAATATCACAAGACCGCCATTGTCGCCGCCGTTGAATGTTATCTGTGCTGCCGTGACCTCCACTTTGTCACTATCGACACTCACCGAACACTTATCGCCGATAGTTATTATTGCCGTGTCTATCTGAGAGTACATCGACACATATAACATATTGCTTCCGGCAATCTTCGTGACCAGCACCCTACTACCTACCGACGGCGTCACAACCATCCCTTTTAGCGAGGAGTCCTTCACAGCGAACAATAGCACGTCATCATATGTCACTCCGTCATCATCTACGACGCATGTGCGAGCCGTCTTGTCGACAGACACCACTTTTGCAGGAAACGTGGTCGCCGATGCCGACCGAGCCATCGCCATCAGACGTCTACGCACCTCATCTATATCCTTACTTACGCCCATTTGCTAAACTTTAATACCTATATCTACTTTTCGACGTGCCCCGCCCGTCCCGAACGTCACTTCTGTCGCCTCTACATAATAGTCGCCATTCTTCTCGGAATATACAGGGTCGGTAATACTCGCCGTATCCGTAGGCGAGACGAACGGTGCGAGAAAAGTGGTTATTGACCCGTCATAACCGTCATAACTCCGTCTGTCGAGCTCCTGTTGCGCCATCACGACCAATTCTTGCATGCTTTCGACGTCGTAAAAGCTGAGCGTCACGGCCTTGCCCGAGGTGTCGCCGCGAGTAGCCTCTATCTTGGTGCCGTCGATCTTGAAGCACACCGCTTTGATGTATATCTTATTATCCTCTTTTCGATAGTATTTCAGATCGTCGTCACTAATTACATTCTTGCGAAGCGTGTACTTCACTTTGCGACCACTCGTAACCCCGTAAAGCCTGCAGGCACATACCTTGCCCTCGAAATCGAAAAAGATACACAAGCCATAGCCAGCCTTTAGTTTTTCGAGAACTTTCGATACGGCCATATCCTTAGCTATGAAGTTCTTCATCGTCAAACTCTCACAGAACGAGACCGTAAGTCCGCACTCCTGCAACACTTCCTCTAACTTCTTAGTCCCGCTTAGCGTTACATTTCGGGAGCGGGTTAGGTAAAAGGCATCTTCGCACTCTATCTCTATAGGTGAAGTGAAATTTACCCGCTTAACATAACCTTTGAACTCCGTTTGAAGAACATTATAACCTAACTTTATTACGACCTCATCACCCACCTTTACCACCTGCGCGGTGTTGACCCGGGCCGGTGGTTGTTTTTTCTGCTTTAGCAGTGCAGTAACAGGAACCTTGATAGTAGCTGTAGCCCCTATTTCATATATGGAGCGCTTTATCAACACCTCATTGACAGCGCTGAAGCGATAACCACCTATCGTTATATCCGACGTCAATACGAGCATAATCACACCTCCTCCAGTTCAAGCATTCTGTCCGTTATAAGAGACATCTCGACAATCTGCTGGTTCTCGTATGCGCCTACAGCGGGGAACGATATCGACTTTATCACCACATCACAATCGGCACCGAGCACTATGTCGGTAAGTGCGCAGATAAGCTCTATAGATTCGTTCCGTTTGTAAAGCTCCGACAATGCCCGCACCCCGGCTTCCGGATATCTGTCGACACCATCTCCTACGACGGTTCCAACAAGCGATATCTCGTAGTCGGCGAGACTTATCAGCTCTTTGACACTCCCTTGGGTGCCCACTAATTGCGTCTCCACTATGTTCTTCCGGCCCGTCATGCTTATAACGGCGTTCGGAATCTCAACACGCTCGCCGCCTGACGGTTGTAACCAGACCGGCATGAAGTAGTGGCCCCCCAAGACATCTTCAGCGCGCAACGGAATGGCGTTATCGGTCTCGGCGGTGGCCTCGATACCTTCCGGAACCTCATAGTCGCCGCCCTGCGCGCGCGACCGACCTGTCTTATTCAGGAATATACCAGAATAGAATATTCCCTTACTCCCCAAGTAAGAGGTCAATATGTTCGGTATGGAGAATCTGTGTTCCATCACTTAAGCATAATCAACAACAACGTCCAGTAACGCCTTAGTCACCTCTTCGCGAATGCGGTCGTATCCCTTGCCGTCCGCATTGGCGATATGTATTTCGATAGTGTCGCAGATTTTCTGAAGCATCGTTCGTCCTTTTACGGAAGATGTTCCGGACTGCGGCGAGGTACTCGGCATTTCCGGGGATGACTGAGGCATGGTCGGCACTACGCTTCCATCTGATGGCATAGCCATGGTCGACGATGCGGACGTAGGCGACATTACTACCGGCGTGAGCTTGGCGGCTATGGCGTTGTACGCCGTACTACCCTTGAGATCCGATATCTTATTGAGGTCTATGACAGAAGACGTCTGTCTGCCTATCCCCTTTGTCTTGGGAGTGGTTTTCTCCTGCAGTTCCTCCACATCCCCTGTAGTCGATGCGGCCGGCGACGTCGGTGCTATGGCAGCCATGATCTCATCTTTCGTCTCCAGCACACCTTTTCCGTCTTTCTTTAAGGAGAGCTTCCACTGGAGAGAGTCTTTTGTTTGCCGGGCAAGCGAGGCGACCTCCTTATATCCTTCTGCAATGACTTTTTTACGGCCCTCGACCTCTTTAGACAACTCGCCTAACATCTTTTTATTGAAGTCGCTATCTCCGAGGCCAAGCGATTCCTTGAACTTATACCAACCTATCTGAATATAGTTCAAACCTATCATGAATGATTGATAAACGGTATTCCAGTAGGCTTTGAACGAGGCCACGAATGTCTTCCAAGACAGCTTCATGAAATTCATTATCGACTCCCACTGATCACCCCATCCTTGGACTTTCTTTACACAAACTATAATGATTGCTATCAGCGCCACTATGCCGACAATGACAAGCCCTATGGGATTCGCGGTCATCGCCGCATTGAGCAACCATTGAGCCTTGGTCCATAACGTTGTCGCAACTCTCACCGTGCCTGCGACTATCGCGTGGCCGTTCATAGCTATGGTCAGGGCGGCTATAAGAGCTGTCAATCCGATAATGACCGGATTACCGTTCTTTATCTCACCAATCCAATCGCCGATAAAGCCAGTAATCAGTCTGACGCCACCCGAAACCATATCTACGACGAATCCTAACCCTTGTAACCCCGTCGTAATAATCGGCATTACGCTAATACCGAGGTCGGTTCCGATATTCTTGAAATCAGCAATAACGTCATTCAGGTCCCTCATCGGATTCTTTGCCAACGCTAATGCCTTATCCATTTCCCCTGAAGAGTTGCGTACTTCGTCCATCGATCTGGCGAGTTTGTCGGTGTCGCTCTTCATGATAGCGAATGCAGACTTGGCCTCTTTGTCGGTGATACCCATCCCTTGCATGAACGCTGACGATTGTTCGTCACTCATAGGAGCCATGACAGTCTTGAGGTCTTTGAAGATGTCGACTATGTCACGCATCTTTCCAGCCTCATCAAAAACGGTAATACCGTTAGCTTTCAGTTTGTCGGTAACGTCCGTACGCTGGAGCATGGACAACATGTTACCTATCAGAACACTCGCCCTTTCCGCCGACTGCCCCTTGCCTGTCATGTACGCAAAGACACCGGCGACATCCCGATACTTCATACCGAGCGTATCGGCCGAGGCTATAAGTCCGGGCATATAATTGGCGAAGTCCGCGAACTCACCGGCACCCACGCGTTTCGATGCAAAGAACGCATTGAGCACATCGTTGGCATCGGCACCCGTGATGGAGACAGTCTGAGCAGCCGCGGCCGATACCGTGTCGAGGTCGACGAATCCGGCGCGCGTGGCCTTGATGGCGGCATCGAGAATATTCAGTGACGAATCGACATTACCCGTTTGGGAGATTATCTTCTCGAATCCATCAGGGGCCACCGCCAAATCGAAGCTGTATTTTTTCGCAATCTTGGTAATCTCGCCAGCCAAATTTTTCTTGGCTTCCGGATCGAGCTGTGCCGTGATATTGATTTTGGACATGCCCTCCTCGAACGACATGGCGGACTTTGCCGAAAAGCCAGCGGCAGCCGTGCCTATTGCGATCGGATTGAGAGCTACTCCAAAGACGCTATCCTTAAGTTCATTGAAGTATTTTTTCAATCCGCTGCGTCCGGCGTTGTCGAGTTTATCTAATTTACCCGAAAGTAAGTCTATCTGACTGTTGATTTTACTTATACCCCTTATATTATCAGGATGTATGAGCTCTTTCTGCGCTCTCAGCAACTCTATGCGATGACGAAGTTCGCCCATGGAGCCGCCGAGATCTTGCGTCTTCTTCTTGGTGGCATCGAATCCTTTCAGACTAGTCTGCATGACCTTGTTAACGGCGGAGAGTTGCGACGACACCCTGTCGCGCAACTCTATGATGTATTGAAATTTGCCGTTAGCCATTTTTATTTGCAGAAAAGTTTACTCAGTAATTGTCTTTTATTGTTTTCGCGCCGCGCCTCTACGTACAAGGCCATCCGTACCTTGAGCGCCCAATCTTCGTCAGAGAGGGTGTCAGGGTCGATGTGTAGCTCTGCCGCCACGAGGGCGGAGCCTACGAACATCCACCCGGACTTATCAATGATATCCGTGCCGCTTAGAGCTTTTTTAGCGTACCCTCCTTAATCTCGACAAGTTCGCCGAGCATCTTGGAGAGTCCTAGGAAATAAGCGTCATCAGCCTTGATAACCTCATCTCCTGCTATCCAACAGTCGGCGATAAGTATTTCCGAATATTTGAGAGGATCTGTCGCAGACGCACTACCGGCGCGAGAGAGAGTAACAC